CATAAAGATTACGAATTAGCCCTAAACATTAGAAACGCTGTTTTAGCACATCCGAAGGCTGCTATACTTTTAGAACAAGGCCAAGCAGAATTGCCTATATTTGGTAAAATTGCAGACATTGACGCAAAGTGCAAAGTAGATTTTTTAAACACAAAGTATAACGTTTGCATCGACCTTAAAACAACAACTAATTCAGCGCCTAACGAATTTGCAAAATCTGTTTGGAATTATCGCTATCACGTTCAAGCCGCGTTTTATATGGACTTAACAAAGTCCGAACGCTTTATATTTATAGCTGTTGAAAAAGAAGCGCCGTTTAATGTAGAACTTTATGAACTTGACCCCGAAGCTATTGAACGCGGGCGACAGGAATATTTAGCCGATATCGAAACGCTAAAAAAATGCAAGGAAACTAATAATTTTCACGGTTATACAACTGATAACAAAATTCATATTCTTTCATTACCTAACTGGGTTAAATAATAACAAACCATGACACAACTAACAAAACTTCCGACACTTCAGGAACTATTAGTAGAAAATGAAGACAGCCTTAAGCAAAACGCGCTAACTGTATTATTAAACCAAGACCCGCCTGCAAAGTGGTTAGTTCAGCATCCAATGATTCGCGATTACAAATATATACCTATTGAAAAAATAGAATATCTGTTAACGCGTATTTTTGGCAATTTTAACGTTGAGATACGGTCAACACAAATAGTTGCTAACTCAGTAGTAGTAACTGTAAGGCTGCACGTAATAAACCCTATTAATGGTCAACCAATGTGGCAAGACGGCATAGGCGCTGCACCAATACAAACAGATAAAGGTGCAGGTGCAACCGATTGGAACGCAGTTAAAACCGATGGAGTTCAAAAAGCTGCACCCGCTGCCGAAACATACGCCGTTAAAGATGCAGCCGAAAAGTTTGGTAAAATATTTGGGCGCGATGTTAGCCGCAAAGGCAGCATGAATTATACTGATTTGCTTAAAAAATCAGCGTTTAATGATGAATTAGAAAAATAAAAGTATTATATTTGTGAACTGATTCGGCACTACAATGAATCATAAAAGATATTTTAACCCCTGAATGATATAGGTAGTAGTGTCCCTATTGATTTTGGGGGTTTACTTTTTTAAAAAATATGTTATGGAACTTAAAATTAAAGAAGAATTTAAAAAGCTGATTCCACCGCTAACGCCCGATGAATACAAACAGCTTGAAACAAATTGCATTGAAGAAGGTATTCGCGATGCTATTATTACTTGGAATGGTTATATTATTGATGGGCACAATAGGTATAAGATAGCACAGGATTGGTGTTTAGTGTTTAAATTAGAACCTAAAGAATTTAAGTCTGAACAAGATGTTAAGGTTTGGATGATATTAAATCAATTTGGCAGGCGTAATATAGGAAATTACACACGTGCAAAATTAGCTTTAGAACTTGAAGATATTTTTAAAGAAAAGGCTAAAGAAAATTTGAGTAAAGCAGGTTCAAGTTATTCCCCCAAGGAAGGTTTTCAGACATCTGAAAAGGTTACTAATTTATTTAATGAAGAAAAGCCTATTAAAAAAATTGAAATTGAAAAAGTTAATTCTGTAAAAGAAGTTGCTAAGGTTGCTAACTTATCACACGACACAATAGCAAAAGTTAAAAAAATTGAACAAAAGGCAGCACCTGAAATTAAAGAAAAACTTTCAACAGGTGAACTTTCAATAAACCAAGCTTATCAGGATATTAAGAAAGAAGAAAAGAAAGAAGAACTAAAAGAAAAAATACAATCACAAAGAATTGAAACTAAAATATCTGAAAATATTAAAAATGGCAATTGTTTACAAATACTTGAATCTTTAGAAGATGGTTGTATTGATATTGTTTTAACAGACCCACCATATGGTATAAATTATATTTCAAACCGTTCAATTTATGATGATTCAATAACTAAAAGAGGTTTAATGAATGATGGCAATGAAGCATTTGAAATATTAGAAAAAACATGCCAAATACTAACTAATAAAGTAGCACAAAATGCACATTTATATTTTTTTTGTAGCTGGTCAGTATTTACCAAATTTGAAAACATAATAGGTAAATATTTTACAATTAAAACGCCTTTAGTTTGGGATAAAGGTAATAAAGGAAGTGGCGACCTTGAGAATGATTGGGGCAATCAAACTGAAATTATAATATTTTGTGTAAAAGGTAAAAAACTTGTAAATAATAGACGTGGCAATTTATTATCAATACCAAGGTTACATAGTTCTAAAATGGTTCACCCAACACAAAAACCTATTGAACTTATTAATGAAATACTTGCAGTAAGTTATAGTAAAGGTGATTTTATTGTTGACCCTTTTATGGGTTCAGGCAGTACAATAAAGGCATGCAATAAATTAAATGCTAAATCATTGGGCATTGAAATTGACAATGAAATGTTTAACATAGCAAATACTTTTATAAATGAATGATTATAGAAATCTTGAAAATAAATTTAAAAGTGAAATTGAACTGCATATAAAAAATGCTATGCCTAATCTTTTTGATAGTTTTGTTCATTTTAGACAATCAGATGATGAAGAAGATGGTAAATTATCTTTTGACTTGGTTTTTAATATGAACTTTACTATTTCAATAAGAATAAGAAAAAATAGCTATTTAAAGTATAATGATATGACTATTAGATATAAATCTTTAAAAGGCAAACGAACTGAAATTGATAAAATAAAAGATGGTTTAGCGCAAATATATTTCTATGCTTACATGTCTGAAGATGAAAATTTATTATGCAAAGTAAGAATTTGTAATGTAGAATCTATTAGAAAACTAATTGAAGAAAAAAAGTATAAAGTTCGTGAAAATGCAGATGGTACTATGTTAGCAGCATTTAAATTTAAGGATATTGCAAATAATGGTGGTGCAGTTTATAAATTTAATTAGAAATACTTCATTTTTTCAAATATTACCTTTACTTTTGCCATTACGGCAGCCTGCTGCTAAAAACGTTCTTTCTACTTGTTAACACCATGTTACACCAATTGTAACGCTTAAAACGCTGATAATCATAGCTTGTTACGCTGTTACACTTGTTACACCACTTCAACACGTATATGCGTGTATTTTTTATGTTTACTCTCACATATATGTAGAATATAGTGTAACATACGTAACAGTGTAACATGTACTATATATCAATAAGTTATGTGTTACACTTAATGTAACAACTGTTAACAATAATAATAAATAATAATAATAATATAAATAATAATACTAATAATAATATAGATATAGTCCTAAAACTTATTTAAAACGTGTTTTAAGACATTTTTATATTAAAGTGGTGTATAGATATCAAAACTTATTAAAAGTTGCTTAAAACGAAAATATGAAAGGAATTGCAGGTAGAAAATTGTTATTTAAAACGCCCGAAGAACTGCAAAGTAAAATTGAAGCCTATTTTGATTATTGCGAATCACGTACAAAAAAAGAAGTTGTAAAAACACGTGACTATTATGAAGTAATTGATTTGCCAGACCCAATACCATACACTATCTATGGCTTAGCTGATTTTTTAGATTGCGATGCTGATACGCTTTTGAATTACGCCGAAAGGCCTGAATTTTCGGTATTTATAGCGCGGGCGAAACACAAAATACTAACAAACAAAGTAGTTAGGGGCTTAGATGGCAAATCAAATCCTGCAATTACTAAACTATTGTTAGGGTTTAATTATGGCATAGTAGAACCGAAGGGCGAAGCGCAAGACGATAAAAACATTAACATAAACACTAAGTAGTGCCGCGCAACATAAACATACAGCTTTACAGGCCGCACAAAGGTCAACAATGTATCTTAAATAATAAGCGCAGGTTTAACTGTATAGTTTGCGCACGCCGTTTCGGCAAAACTGAACTTATAACTTCGGTTGCGCTGCCGCTTATAAGCCCTGCCGTATTTGAAGGCAAGTTTGTAGGTATCTTTGTCGATGACTTTAAAGACTTTGCTCAGTCATGGAATAAGATTGTAGATACTTATAAAACAATATCAGAAGGCGGAATCATTAAACATAAAGATGAAACTTCAAAGATAATGCAGTTTTTAAACGGCGGCGTTTTAGAAGTGTGGTCCATCGGCGATGAAGGGCGAAAGGACAAAGGGCGCGGGCGTAAATATCACCGCGTTATCTATGAAGAAACGCAAAAGATACCAAGCCACATATTAGAATATCATTGGAAAACAGTTTCACGCCCTACCTTAACTGACTATAAAGGTGAGGCGTTTTTTATTGGTACTGCTGCGGGCAAAGATAACTATTGGTATGAACTATGCCGCAATGGTGCTAAGGCTGGCAATGTCGAAAAGAATTGTTATAATGACATAGACTTACCACAAAGCGAAAACGGTTCTGAAAGTTGGATAACGTTTCGCATGGAAACAACCGATAACCCAAACATCGACCCCGACGAAGTAGCCGATGCCAGCCGCGACTTAGACCGCCTAACGTTTGAACAAGAATACAAATCTGTTTTTGTTGACTATTCAGGTGAAGCATGGGTTTATGTTCTAAAGGATAAAAGCATACAACAAAAAGTATTTCAGCCCTCAAAGAAAATCAATTGGGAAACGGAACAAATTTATGTTTCTTTTGACTTCAATAAGATACCTATGACCGCCGCTGTTATGCGCAAAACTACATTGGCGCCTGATGTATCGGCACGTTCACGTTATCGCTACGGCGTGCATATTGTAAAGGAATTTAAGATAGGTAGTGAAGAACGCGGGGAAGCATCAATCTATGACACCTGTCAAGCGTTTCGCGAATGGGTATTTGCAGAAACAAATAAGAAAATAGGTCGTTGGTCTGATACTGCTATTTATCCCTGCACTATTCCGCTATTGATTACAGGCGATGCAAGTGGTGACCGTTCCGATGGTAGGCAGCGCGTTTCAAAAACCTATTACGAAATTATACAGGAAGAACTGCAGTTACCAGCGCGGTTCTTTGTAGTGCCTAAAGCGAACCCGCTGCATGCTGAAAGCTATGTGCAAACAAATACTATTATAAGCATGTGCCCTGACTTTCAGATTTATGAAGACAAATGCCAGGGCTTGCGCATGGACTGTTTGCGTATTAAATCAGATAACAGCCGCAGAATCATTAAAGGCAAAGGTGAAGAAAGGCAAGCCGACTTACTTGATAACCTTAGGTATTTACTCAATACATTTTGTCAAGACATTAAATTATAACCCCATGTTATACCGCCCTAAAATTAAAGTGCATTCTAATGAAGAAGTAGAATATTGGAAAAACCTAATAAATGAAAAGCGCCGACAAAACAAAAGTTTGCAGCGCTGGTTAGTAATTAGCGATGTACACAGACCGTTTCACAATCAGATATTATGGCAAAAACTACTAAGGCTTATTAGTGAAATGGGAACAACTTTGCATGGTCTTGTTTTAGCGGGTGATTATTTAGACCTTTATACTTTAGGCAGTTATAATGCTGAATCATTAGCTAACTTATCGGGCCTTACATTGCAAGATGAATACATAGATGGATTGCAGGGCATTGATGATATTAACAGCGCATTCAAAGGTGCTAAGAAATATTTTTTATTTGGCAACCATGAAGACCGATACTTTAGGCATATTAAAGAAAAGGACAATGCGAAATACGGCGGTGCTTTAATAAATCCATGCGAGGCCTTATATTTGCATGAACGCGGATGGGATGTTAAAACAGATTGGCAAAGCGATTATTTTACGCTTGGCAAACACTTAGACATAGTCCACGGCGTTTACACTTCAATACATGCAGCAAAGGCGCACTTAGATAAAACACAGCATAGTGTTATGTTTGGACATACACACCGCGTTCAATGCTATCATACTGGGAACAAAGCCGCGTTTAACATCGGCGGTTTATTTGATATAAAGTCTAAAGGCTTTTCATATATGCCAAGGTTTCAGCGTCAACTGTGGGCTAACGGTTTTGCCCTTGTTAATGTCGATGACCAAGGTAACTTCTATGCAGAACAGGTTAACGTTTGGGCCGATAAGTTTTTAGCTAACGGTAAGATGTATTAAGGTTTTGTTGATGCCACCATATCGTTGACGTTAACGAAATGGTTTACTTTATAAACATAGATGTATAAGGATGGCCGCCGCCTGTAAACATTGGACCTTCATAAGGCCATTTAATATAATTGCTTATATGCTGTTGCCAATGCTGCCAGGGAGTTTTAAACTTCGGCTCTTGAAAGTCAAGCCAAAAATAAGCCCGATGCGTTTTAAGTTCGTTGTTCAATAGTGCAACCCATGAATAATAACGCGATTCTGATACTAAGACTGAATAGTGCCGACTTGGATGCCAAAACTTTAAGCGCTTATATTTTCTGTAAAACTTACGGGTTAACGGAAAATAATTAAACGAATCGTTAAGGATTAAGCCAAGTTCAATTGTATCGGGTTGCCCGCTTAGTATCAGTTCCCTAACCCATTTGGATTCTTGCATATTGATTTTTTATTTTGTCTAATGCTTGTTTATCTAATTGCCTTGCGCGCTCACCTGTTACGTTTATCATTTGCCCTATTTGCTTATAGTCTTTTGCAAAGCCTTCTAAATATCTATGCTGAATAACTTTGTATTCAGAATCATTTAAATATTTGATTAGGTAGTTAAAAACTTTTTCGTTATCGGACTGCAAAGCCATTGCATCTGTTTGCGAATCAGAAGCGGGCGAATACAACTCATTGCCATCATCATCAGTATGATCAAGACTTACGAATCCTAACAT